CGGCCTCCTATAATGTGTTTGGTCTTACAGACGATGTGAATGATTTCAAAAATGATATTTCTGTTAGTGGAAAAAACATACAAGAAGTTTTGCAATCTGGAGATAATAGTTTACAGGCAGTACTAAACGAACGTGCAAAACAAACAAAAATACAAGCAAATTTAGAAACAGCAGACGAATATTTGATATTATTTCCTTTAGATGTTGCTAGTGCGTCTAGTCCTAGTCAAAGTTCTGATAATACAGAAACAAAAGATACGGCAACAATCAGCCAATCCGATGTAGCAAGTGCAGACGCATTATATGATCAATTAGGAGTTACTAGAAGTACAGTAAATCCAAATCTTATTCAAGACCCTGCAACTTGTAACAACATAGGAATTGCAGATCTTGGCTTTGACGAAATAAGAAAAGGTATTGCCCCAAGCGGAGCGACTGATAAAATTTATAATAGTAAAACTGGTATTTTTGATAGAAGTAAATTAAAGTCTGATATCAAAATAAGTGAAATGAAATTTTCGCAAGATACTAAAATTACTACTGCTATAAATCAAGTAATACTACAAAGTGGATTTGTTAATGATGCATTAGATAACGATAATATTACACCTGAAGGTTACCGGGGTTGGTATAGAATTGATACTAAAGTATATAATATTGGACCAGTAAATAAGAATAGCGGCATAAAACCTAAATTAATTGTCTATAGAGTAGTTCCGTATGCAGTACATAGCAGTAGATTAACACCTCCCAATACCCCAGGAATCGGGTTAAGTCAAGGCGGCCCGCTAGAGCAAGAAGCAGTGAAGGAATACAACTATATCTATACTGGTAAAAATGTTGATATAATAAAATTTGAAATTAAATATGATGCTGGTTTTACAATGGTCATGGGCGCCGATGCTTTAGAAAGAACTCAAGATAGTGTTACAGAAAAACAATCAGGCGGCGCAGAAGAAAAAACAAAGAAAAATATCAAAGCAATGCCAGACGGTCAAGACGCTAGTAAAAAGATTGGAGTAATGCCAACAATATTGCGATGGGTCAATACTATCACCGGGCAGGATCGTCGTGGCGGAGGAGGAGCAGAAGGACAAGCTCAACGTGCCGCAAAAATGTTCCAAATGGCACTGGAAAACCCTCTCGACATGTATAATTTAGAAATGGAAATTGTTGGGGATCCTTATTACATTGCACAAAGTGGTACAGGTAACTATACATCTGCATGTACTCAATATAAAAATTTAAATTCTGACGGCACTATAAATTACGAAAATGGCGAAGTAGATATTAAAATAAATTTTAGAACTCCGGTAGATCTTAATCAAAGTACTGGATTATATGACTTTGGCAAATCAAAGTCGGTACCGTTGAAACATTTTAGCGGATTATATTGTGTAACAGATCTTACAAGCAAATTTAGCGGCGGAGTTTTTACACAAGTGCTTAAAGGTTTCCGCAGACCACTTTATGGAGATTTATTTGAAACAACACCTGACCAAATGTTTGGAATTTCAAACAAAAAAGAAGAACCTCCTAACACGGATCCAGACGGGGTAACACCATAATGGGAGATAAAAATTACGTATCGGCTGAATCAGCTGAACAACGCCCTGGCCCGTTTTTGGCCAAAGTTATGAGCCATATGGATAGTACCTATATGGGTGTGTTACAAGTACAGATATTAAGACCTACAGGTAACATTGGATCCGACGGCCAAACACATCAAGTAAAATATATGAGTCCGTTCTGGGGGCAAACAAGTGCAGACTTTATTAAAGAAGATCCAGACAACTATAATAATACGCAAAAAAGTTATGGACTGTGGATGGTACCTCCTGATATTGGTTCTACAGTTATTGTAATTTTTATTGACGGAGATCCAAAACGTGGTTACTGGATAGGGTGTGTTCCTGATGAAAATATGAACTTTATGGTTCCTGGAATCGCCGCAACTCAAAATGTAGTAGAAGGCGGAGATCGTGCACCTGTAGCAGAGTATAATAAAAAACTTAATAATAGTAGTGCAGACCCAACACAATTTAAAAAACCTAAACATCCGTTAGCTGATGTATTAAAAACACAAGGGTTATTAAAAGATGATATTAGAGGGATCACAACTAGTAGTGCTCGTAGAGAAACTCCCAGTGCAGTATTTGGCATTAGCACTCCAGGCCCAGTGGATAAACGTCCTGGTGCAACTAGGGGAGCAATTGGTAGTACTACTAGTAGAGTCCCTAATGCATTTGTCAGCAGACTTGGCGGATCAACATTTGTCATGGACGATGGCGATGATAAATTTTTGCGTAAGACAACACCAAGCGATGGCCCTCCAGAATATGTTGCATTAGAGCAAGGTGAAACTGGTGGTCTTAATACAATACCGCATAACGAACTAGTGCGTATTCGCACTCGCACCGGCCATCAAATTCTTCTACATAATAGTGAAGATTTAATTTACATAGGCAATGCTAGAGGAACTACATGGATTGAATTAACCAGCAATGGTAAAATAGACATTTATGCGGCCGACGATATTAGTATGCATACCAAAGGTAATTTTAATGTAACTGCTGATAAAAATATTAATTTAACTAGTACAGGTGGAGATGTTAATATTAAATCTAGCGGTAAAGCTAATATTAATCCAGGCGGAGATTGTAATATTAAAGCAGCCAATACTAGTATTGACGGCGGAACTATTAATTTAAATTCTGGTACAGCTGGATCAGCCACAGCCGCTAGTAGAGTACCGGATGCAGAACCTTGGTCAGGGCATGAAAATTTACATGGTGCCGCATTAAAATATACGACCAAAACAGATACCTTTAATAAGGTCAAAGGAGCAGACTAATGAGCCAACTATATAGTAAAGTAACTCTTCCAGCAAGACCTAATGCAACACAAGCTACTCCTCAAATGTATCGAGGTTTTAGCACAGTTGCAACTAATACGCAAAATTTTACACTATACGATTTTGATTTAATTAAGCAAGATTTGATCAATCATTTTTATATTCGCAAAGGCGAACGACTAATGCAACCGGGCTTTGGAACCATCATTTGGGATCTTCTATTCGAGCCATTGACAGAGCAACTTAAAGATCTTATCTTGCAAAATGTTAATGAAATCCTTAATTATGATCCTCGAATTCAAGCAGGTAATGTGCTTATAACACCCTACGACACTGGTTTACAAATTGAAGCAAATTTAAAATATATTCCGTACAATATTAGTCAGACCCTGAAATTAAAATTTGATCAAGCTAACGGCCTACTAACACAATAAAGTGCGCATAGAATTTTAATCAATAAATACTGATATTAGGATACATTATGAGCGCCACGGATAGACAAAATAACCTGCTAGTAAACCAAGATTGGCATAAAATTTATCAGTCATTTAAGAACGCAGACTTCCAAAGTTACGACTTTGAAAATCTACGCCGCACTATGATTGATTATATCCGTACAAATTTTCCAGAAGATTTTAATGATTATATAGAAAGTTCGGAGTACTTGGCTTTAATTGACATTATTGCATTTGTAGGACAAAGTATTGCGTTCCGTACCGACTTAAATGCTCGTGAAAACTTTTTAGAACTAGCAGAGCGCCGCGACAGCGTATTACGATTATCGAGAATGATAGGATATAATGCTAACAGAAACATGTCAGCAAAAGGCCTACTAAAATTTCATACAGTTTCTACAACTGAAACAGTATTAGATAGCAACGGCATCAACATGAGTGGGCAAGTTATTACTTGGAATGATCCAAGTAATCCTAATTGGTATGATCAGTTTATTAAAGTAATCAATGCAAGTTTGCCTAAGACTCAACAATTCGGCAGCCCAATCGATCATGCAAGCATTTATAATATTGCAACTGGCCAGTATCGTTTTAACGGCACTAATACAAATGTTCCTGTATTTTCTTTTACTAAAACTGTTGCCGGTCGTAGTATGAATTTTGAAATAACCAGCACAACCTTTAAGGGAAAATCTTATATCTATGAAGAACCTCCTAAAGTTGGTAACGGTCTAGCTTTTATATATAAAGATGATGGCTACGGAGCTGGAAGTACTAACACTGGATTCTTTTTAAACTTTACACAAGGTTCATTAAATCAAGGAACATTTCAAGTCACTCAACCTAGTACAAATGAAATCATAGATATTAACACACAGAATATTAACAACTCTGATGTGTGGTTATATAAATTAAATCAAAATACCGGTAGTGAAGATACATTATGGACACAAGTTCCTTCGCTGTCTGGCAATAATGTTATCTATAATAGTTTAAATAAAAAAATAAAATCTATCTATAGTGTGATTACGAGAGCTGGTGATTCTATCAGCCTTGGATTTGGCGACGGAACATTTGGAGATTTGCCGTTAGGTAATTTTAGAGCTTACTATCGTGTTAGTAATGGTTTAACATATACTGTCAATCCAAGCGACATTATAAATGTAGCAATAAGTATTCCTTATTATTCAGCAAGAAATCAAGTTGAAACATTATCGGTTACTCTTAGTTTAGCATCCAGTGTTAATAATGCCAGCATAGCTGAAACTAATGCTAATATTAAAACTAATGCTCCGCAAGTTTACTATACACAAAATAGAATGGTTACTGGCGAAGACTATAATATTAGTCCTTTAGCAGTTACACAAAAAGTTGCAAAAGTCAAAGCAATTAATCGTTCTAGTAGCGGTATTAGCAGATATTTTGATTTAGTAGACCCGACTGGAAAGTATTCAAGTACAAACTTATTTGCAGACGATGGTATCTTATATCAAGAGCCTTATATTTCTACTACAAATTTTTCTTATCTAACTAAAACAGACATTGAAGGTATTGTTTACAATACTGTGTTTAAATTGTTAGATGATCCAAACTTACGTAATTTTTATTATTCAAATTTTATTAATTATATTACTGAAAGTTTAAACATTGCATGGTACAAAAAAACTACAGATAGTAATAGTTCTACTGGTTATATTGGATCGGCAGTTGATGCCGCACCTTATAAAGTAGGTTCTTATACTAGTACAGATTTAAAATATTTTACAGCCGGTGCCCTGGTGAAATTTACAGCCGCATCGGTTGATAGCGTACCGAGATACTTTGATTCAACTAATGGCAACGCAATAGTTCCTGCTAGTTCAAATATGAAAGGACTAGTTAGTTATTTGTGGGCTGAAGTCGTTTCAGTAACAACTGATGGAACCGGTACTGGTAAAGGTGTATTGTCTACAGGATTTGGTTCAATAACAATGAGTACAATTATCCCATCGGGTGCGGTTGTAAGTCAAATTATTCCAAAGTTAAATATAACAATTACAAGTAGTGTAATCACTACAATGATAGATTTAATATTCAACAATAAACCATTTGGATTGCGCTATGATGCTACTATTCAAAGTTGGCAAATAATTTTTGAAACCAACCTTAATGCATCTGGCGCATTTAATCTTGGTAGTCAAGGTGATACAACTAACACACAACAGGATTCTAGTTGGATATTGTTATTTACAACTAACAATGAAATATACACAATTTCTAGTAGACTATTGCGATATATATTCGAAAGTAATCGAGAAGTAACATTCTATTTTGATACTACTGTTAAGGTTTACGATACTGTATCTAGTAATACTATTGTAGATCAATTAAAGGTATTAAGTATTAATACACAACCAGATAATACTAGCCCATTCAC